ACTGACGTCACACCTCGAGGAAAAGTCACGAAACTTTCTTCTAACTCAAAACAATCCCAAGAGTGGTTGAACAATATTCCTAACGTGGAAGATCTTTACACTCTTAAGTCTTATGACGAGATCTCAGGAATTCTTGATCAGTGGATTAACGGAGACGAGGATGAAAACTCCAGCGAGGGAACCGAGCACCCTACTTCAACCACAACTTCTAATAGTTCAAGTGGTGAAAGTTATAGCAACTTAGATGATGCTTTTGCTGACTTGATGGATTAATTTCTTCTTCAAGTAATCTGATTTGGCGAGTAAGAAATTACTCGCCATTTTTGTGTAAATCATCTTTAGACTGTGTATGATAAAAAATAAAAAGGAGAAGCAATGAAAAATGATGATTTCACTAAAGACTTGATTAAATCTCTCAACAAAGAACAAGGTTCACGAGTTGCATATAATCTCGCAGAGGATGAGAGTCCTACACATGTTAAACGATGGATTAGCACCGGATCACGCATGCTGGACTGGATCTGTGCCAATAAGAAAGATGGAGGTCTTCCTGAGGGAAGAATTGTAGAGATTTTCGGCCCACCCAGTATTGGAAAGTCACACATTGCAACGCAAATCGCCAGAAGCACCCAACATATGGGTGGTATTGTTGTTTATATCGATACCGAGAATGCCACTTCTGTAGAAAATTTACAAATGTTAGGCGTAGATGTCTCAAAGCGCTTTGTGTATGTGGATACTCATTGCACCGAAGAAGTTCTTTCAATCGCTGAAAAGACTATTCTTAAAGCAAAAGCACTTGACAAAGATGTTCCTGTGACAGTCATTTGGGACTCTGTTGCTGCTTCTTCTCCAAAAGCAGAGCTTCTCGGTGACTATGATAAAGAGAGTATCGGATTACAAGCTCGTGCAATTTCAAAAGGAATGAGAAAAATCACAGGTGTCATTGGTCAGACAAATAGTCTCTTTGTCATTCTCAATCAGATTAGAACTAAAGTGGGAGTCTTATACGGTGATCCTACTACAACTCCCGGTGGAAAAGCTATTCCTTTTCACTCTTCTATTAGAATCAAACTGGGTGCAGGACAGCAGATTAAAGACGGTGAAGACGTCATAGGAATTCAAGTTTCTGCAAAAACTGTTAAAAATAAAGTGGCACCGCCATTCAGAAAAGCAGACTTTCAAATCCATTTTGGTAAAGGAATTGTTGAGCATGAAGAGCTATTTGATCTACTCAGAAAACACTGCAAAAATCATGATGTTATAGTCGATAATATCTTATACAAGATTGAGGGCGGAGGCGCTTGGAAGACCATTAGCATGACTGATACAAATACGGGTGAGTTAATTGCTGAGAAGAAATTTTATAAAGCTAATTTTAATGAGATCATTAATAACAGCGAATGGACAGAAACAATAGATATCTTGACAGAAGCGGCCATGGTTAAGAAATTGGGTTCAATTGAAGGTGTTGAAATTGATCATGAGTCTTATGAAGAAGTTCAATCAATTGCTGACGAATTAGATCTGGATTTAGATGTAGATGTTTAAAGATAGAGTCTTGATTGTAGATGGTTTAAATCTATTCACAAGACACTTCATAGCAAATCCTGCGATGTCTGACAACGGAGAACATGTCGGTGGCATCGTAGGATTTTTTAATGCTATGATGCATCTTGTGGAGAAATGCAAGCCCGAAGGAGTTATTATTGTCTGGGAAGGCGGAGGATCCGTTAAAAAAAGAGGTCTCTATAAAGAATATAAGAATAAGTCCAAACCTCAAAATTTAAATAGATACTATTCAGAAGACATTCCTTCCACATATGAAAATAGAAATCTTCAATTAAGAACACTCATTAAAATACTCTCAAGTCTTCCGATTTGTCAAACTTACATTGAAGGTGCTGAAGCTGACGACGCGATAGGTTATCTATGCAAATACATTCTTAAAGAAAAGAATAAGATAATAGTTTCTTCAGATCACGACTTCTATCAATTGATAGATGATAAAACTATTATCTGGTCTCCTACCATAAAAGGGTTTGTAAATGAAGCAAAAGTTATTGAGCGCTTCGGTATTCATCCTGTTAACTTTTATCTTGCTAAGAGTATTGCAGGAGACGCTTCAGATAACATTCCGGGCGTAAAAGGTGTAGGTTATAAGACTCTCTCTAAAAGGTTCCAGAAGTTCACAGAGGAATCCGAGTATATACTCTCCGATCTACTCTCAGAGGCAAAGAGCAAAGTAAATAACAAAGGGCCAAGAATTTTTTCAAGCATTGTGAATGAAGAAAATCTTATTAAGAGAAATATTAAGTTAGTTTTACTTGACTCTAACAATTTAAGTATTTCCCATATTAAAAAGCTTGAAAATGATATTGAAAATTTTGCCCCTACATGGAATAATAAGGATGTACATAAAATCTTAAGAGAATCAACTATAAAGTCAATTGATCTCCAAAGATGGAACTATCTTCTAAAAAATCTAAAAAAGGGCACTATTAAATGAGTTACGAAAATCACTTTTCTAAGTATGGAAAAGACTTTCAAGAAAAAATCTTTCAATCACTCATGACAGATCACCAGTGGGCCATACAAATGGTGGAGGTCATGACTCATGAGTATTTTGAAGTAAAATATCTACAGTATCTATGTGATAGATTCTTTGGCTATTATTTAAAGTATAAAAATTTCCCTACAATGAATCTTCTGGTCTCTATTATTAGAGATGAACTGACTGAAGGTGATGACGTAATTCTAAGAGGACAAGTTGTAGAATTTCTTTCTCGCATTAAGTCGTCACCAAATCTTGGTGACTTGGCTTATGTGAAAGAAAAAGCATTGGACTTTTGCAAAAAGCAAGTCCTTCAACAGGCACTTGAAGATAGTGTGAAGGCAATCCAATCAGAAAATTACGAAGGCGTCTTGAATATTATGAAAGATGCTGTTTCAAAAGGTTCGGGTTCGTCAGTCGGACATGAATTTTTCAAAGATCACGAAGCAAGATTTGCAAAGATTAACAGGATCTGTTGCCCGACTGGTATACACCACCTTGATGCAAAAGATGTTTTCAATGGTGGACTATCAAGAGGAGAAATCGGCGTAGTTGTTGCGCCTACTGGTGTGGGTAAGTCTCACTGGTTAGTTGCAATGGGTGCCGAGGCACTCCGGCGCGGAAAGAACGTGATTCATTATACGTTCGAATTGTCAGAGACTGCTGTCGGTATTAGATATGATAGTAATTTAACGGGTATTAACTCCACAGATATCATTGACAACAAGCAAAAAGTTCTGGATTATTATGAACAAAATGACTTCGGCAGACTAATTATTAAGCAGTATCCCACAGGAACTGCAAGCATTGTGACACTTAGAAATCATATTGAAAAGTTAGCAATGAAAGACTTTATTCCATCTCTGATAGTTATTGACTATGCAGATATTATGAGGTCTACAAGGCAGTTTGACTCACTTCGTCATGAACTAAAACTGGTGTATGAGGAGCTTAGAAATCTTGCGATGGAAATGAATATTCCTGTCTGGACAGCATCACAAGCTAATCGAGACGCTTCAAATTCAGAAGTCGTTGGTCTTGAAAACATGTCAGAAGCTTACGGAAAAGCAATGGTTGCTGATATTGTTATTTCTATCTCCAGAAAACCTACAGAAAAAGCAACAGGTATGGGAAGAATTTTTGTTGCAAAGAACAGAGCAGGAAAAGATGGCATTCTATTTCCTATCAAGATTGATACAGCTCGATCTAAAATTGAAGTGATTGAAGATACAAGTCAGATGTCTCTTGTAGATATTTATGAATCTCATAATACGGGAACAAAAGACATGTTAAAATCTAAATGGAAAGAAATTACATCAAACGTTTAAGGTAATAATTATGACATACACACATGAACAAGTAATACAAGCTTCAACAGAATATTTTCATGGAGATGAACTGGCTGCCAGTGTCTTTGCTGGAAAATACGCGCTACAAGACTTAGAAGGTAACTATCTTGAAGAGAGTCCTAAGGATATGCACAGGCGTCTTGCGAGTGAATTTGCAAGAATTGAGCAGAACTATCCTCACCCCATGTCTGAAGAAGAAATTTACAGCTTGCTTGAAAACTTTAAATATGTTGTTCCTCAAGGCTCTCCCATGAGCGGGATTGGTAATGACTATCAAATTCAGTCTATTTCAAATTGCTTTGTGATCGCTTCACCTGAAGATAGCTACGGAGGTATTCTCAAGACTGATCAGGAGCAGGTTCAAATTATGAAGCGTCGAGGGGGCGTCGGTTTTGATGTCTCCAATATTCGTCCAAAAAATCTTGCAACATCAAATGCTGCAAAGACAACTTCTGGATTAGAAGTATTCTTAGATCGTTTTTCAAATTCATGCCGTGAAGTAGCACAAGACGGCAGACGTGGTGCACTAATGATTTCACTCTCAGTGCATCATCCACAAATTAGAGATTTTATTAAGATTAAGAGAGATCTGACTCGTGTGACAGGCGCAAACATCTCAATTCGCTTAAGCGAGGAATTTATGTGCGCAGTTCGAGGGGGTGATGAAATGCAACTGCGTTTCCCTGTTGATGCCAAAGAGCCCATTGTAGAAGAGTGGGTTAGTGCCCAAGATCTTTGGCAGGAGATTGTTGAGTCTGCACACGCGTCAGCCGAGCCGGGTCTTCTGTTTTGGGATACAGCGAAGAGAATGACTCCGTCTGATATTTACGAAGCAGAAGGCTTTGGCTCAACCTCTACGAATCCTTGCGGTGAAATTATTCTCTCACCTTATGATAGTTGTCGTCTAATGCTAATCAATCTTACTTCTTTTGTTAAGAATGCTTGGGCTAACAATTCAGAGTTTGATTTTGATCATTTTGGAGAAGTTGCACAAAAAGCACAGCGATTGATGGACGATATGATCGATTTAGAAATAGAAAAGATCGATAAGATTCTTGCTAAGATCGAAACAGACTCAGAATCTTCAGATGTTAAGCAGCCTGAAATTAATCTCTGGAATAAAGTAAAAGAGCAAGCTGTTAACGGTCGTAGAACAGGTTTGGGCATAACAGGTATTGGCGATACGCTCGCGATGTTAGGCATTACATATGGCAGCCAAAAAAGCATTGAGATGACTGAAGCAATTTACAAGGCACTTGCTGTCAATTCATATATCTCTTCAATGGTTATGGCAAAAGAAAGAGGTGCATTTGCAGTTCATGACTCAAACAGAGAAGAGGGTCATCCTTTCTTAGACAGGATTTTTGATGCTATTGATGAGTCAGGACTTCTACCTTCAGCTGGGCCTATGGGAGAACATTGGCCTGCAAGATACTGGAATGCTCATTTTGGACGTAGAAATATTGCCAATACCACAACAGCTCCCGCAGGCTCTGTTTCTGTTCTCACTCAGACAACAAGTGGAATTGAACCGGCA